ATGGGTATGAAAAAAATAATTTTAGCAGGTGCTTTAGGGATCGCAGCATTATCAGGAACGAATTTACCAGGATTAGAACTGTCAAAAGCGAGTGCTGCTTCTATTGAATCGAATCTCTCGACGTTAGAAGGGCGAGTAGTAGAAGTAGATAACGGTGTAATTGTCGTAAAATCTAAGCAATATGAGGAACCTGTTAGTGTGTATATAGATTCCCTTTCAAATGTGAAAGTAGGGGATGAGGTTAAAGCTACTGGATCTATGATGCGTAATTTTACGGAATATATGATTGCAAATACAGTTGAAAATACGTCAAATAAATTAGGTATGCACATGAAAGAAGACGGTTCTCCTGATTATGTGATTGGGGAAGTATCAAAAGTAGGAACGATGAACGATGAGGGAGACGATTCCACTAAATATGTCATTGTTCAGTATCCATCAGTAAATGGAAAGAAAGCTATTATTGATGTTTTCTTAACGAAGGGACAAGTATTTAATATGGGTGAGAAAGTGAAAATTGATATGAAGTATGTAGGTTGGGGCGGAATTTCTATTAACTACAACACAACGGATCATATCGAAAAAATTCATGAGGTAAAGAGCAACGTTGAAAATAATGATGATGTTTGGATTTGGTCTTAATTAGACGCTTGTAAATAACAAATGTATCATGCAGTACCCATCGAATCATCATATGTATGATAATTCGATGGGTACTTTTTTGTTTTATGTTTTTTTGAGAATAATGGATTTCCGATTAGAATATGATGTTAACACTGGAGCGAAGGTGAAAAAATACAATATTGAAAGAGGTGTTTAAGGGTGGAGCGAGATGAGGTTTATTTACGAGCTAAAAAAAGAATGGAGAATTTAAAAGCATTTTATATTCATTTAACGGTTTATATACTAGTGAACTTAATGCTTTTTATTATAAATATAAGTTCTGATTCAAGTAAATGATGGTTTTTATATCCACTTGAAGGTTGGGGGATTGGTATCGTTTGTTACAGTAACCAATAACCAACTAAATTTTTTAAAAAAATTTAGTTGGTTATTGGTTTTTTAGGATACAAAACTTTCTCAACATGATATTTGGATGAAACAGAATACATGTTCTCAGTAATATGATAAAATATTTTGTAAATATAAGAGGTATTGTGTTATTTATTGGAGAAGGGGGATAGTGAATTGAAATTCCATAAAAAAATTATGGGGATAATTGAAGACAGGGATAATCTTACGGCTACCAGTGTAGCGGGTCAAATCGGGGTTTCAAAACAATATATGTCAAAGTTTAAAAAGCAGGGAAAAATCGGGTTTCCTCAATTGCTGAAACTGTCACGTGTCTTAAGGGTTGAAGGAAAAACAGCAAGCGAAACCATGTCTGATTGGTGTTTGGAGCTAGATACCACAGAATCTATAAAACAAAGTTTTGAGTATGCATGCCTAACTCGCAATACTCTATTACTAGAGCAATTGATATACAAGCATAGAAAAGAAACTGGAACAATCCGAGAATATGTCGCGGTGTATACAGTATTGTATGAATATATTAATGACACAATAAAAGGTTCAGAAATAACAAAGGAAATAAAGGGTATTGGTTCTATCAAAGATAAGGTTTTAGAAATACTAACGAAAATTATGGAATGCTATGAATATTATCATCTTAAAAAATTCAATCTTATGTTGGAAACTGCAGAAATGATTGAACTGTCGGTGAGACAAATTGAAGGAGAGCGAAAATCGTTCATTAAAGAATGCTACAATTATCGGATTGCTGAGTTATTTGCACCAATTTTCCTGCAGAAGAATAACGTGATTTTATCTAGGAAGTATGCTCATTTCTTAATTAATGCGAATGTTTGTACTAAAACTGTATCAGATGCACATTACATATTAGGCATGTCAAATATATTAGAAAATAAAGAACAATGTCTGGTTAATTTAAAAAAGAGTTATTTATTAAGTAAGAAAATTGGTGATGCAGATATTGAACAGGAGGCTAGATACAATTTAGATGTCGCTAAAATATATTTAGGAGTACAATTAGATTCAGATTCAGACAGTAGATTACTATCATACCAAAAAAATCCAAATCATGAATTGTCAATTAAGGCTCTCCAAGATATAATAAATGACAGAGGAGACAAGGACTTTTTACAATATTTCATCGCATGTTCTACCACAAAAATGGAAGATTTATATGATTTGTTTTATCGGTATTTCCACCAAGCTAATTATCTTTTTTCAGCGATGGTAGCGAAGGAATTATGTAAAAGAGGGGATGAATCTTTGTTGACTCAATCGATGGTTAATTTTGGAAATGAAAAACAAAAAGGGGTTGTTGATCTTGAAAAAATTAGTATTAGCAGTTTGTACGTTATTAACGGTACTAACGGTAGGGTTGTCGTATAATGAAAATGTACTTATAGATAAAAAAATGCAAATGGTCGAAATTAAACCAGGTGGATGAGATCAGTGTAAAGAGTGGATAAAATCCACTCTTTTTTTATTGGTAAACTAAAATGAAAATAATTAAAGTGATGGACTTTTCAGAAATTTCCCTAGAGGAAAGGTTATAATTGGATTATAGCAGTTGAGGAGGGATACCAATGCCAAAAGAGAACATTTTAAAATCTTTTTTCAAATGTTTAGAGTCATGTTCAAATAGCGAGGAAGAATTTAATCAATTTATTGAAGCGGTATTCGATGTCGAACAAAAAATAAAAAATAGCGATGAGTAGAACTGCATCACTATTTCGAAGTAATTTTTAATTTTTCTAGACTTTCCATCATTGTTAGCATGTTCTGTAAGACTATTTCCTGATGTTCCTCAGGTAGTTGTTCCAGACGGTTTTTTACGCTCAAATATTTTTGATTAATCCCTTCATCTAATTCACGAGAGTCAGATCTTCCTAGAAGATAATCAACAGGAACACTAAGAAAGTCAGCAGCGCGCTCAACAGTTTCTCTAGATGCAGGTTTAAAACCAGTTTCAAATTTAGAAACGCTACCTGCAGTAACACCAATAGCTTGTCCTAAATCCTGTTGTGTTAAATTACGCTCTTTTCGTAATTGACGTAACCGATCTTTAAATTCCACAGTAATCACCTCAATAAGTGGTTTGTTAGGTTTATTATAATATTTCCTAAGGGGAAAATCAATTGGAGGAATTTTCGTTGAATTTATAGTTTTTGAGGAAAAAAATACCTTGAACTTTCCCTTAGGGAATGTTAAGTTAGTGTAAACAGGTATAGGAAGGAGTTACTACATGAAAGTAAGTAACAATGAAACGAAACTAAAAATGGCATTTCAAGCATCAGGATATAAATATCAAGAATTAGCAGATGAGTTAGATATATCTTGCAGTTATTGTTATAAACTAATTAATAATCATAATTACAAAAAGAAAATATCATATAACTTGGCATCTAGAATGGCACATGTATTAAAAGAGAATGTAGTTGATTTGTTTGAAGAGCAAGTCGATTTTTTTTAATAACAATATTCCCTAAGGGAATATAAGGTGGGATAGCCATGTCAGAAATTATTTATAAAGGCTTCACAATCAAAGAAACTTATGGCGAAAAAAATATCGAAGAAGTATTTAAGGAAGCATATGAGTCATTTTATGGCGTTGAAGTTAAGATCATAAAAAAGGGATCGGAAACCACAAGAAACAGTGCAGCTAGTTAATGTTCAAAACTTCATTGAGAGTACTCAATGAGGTCGAATAGAAAATGGACAAGCTTGAAGGGTGGTGATCTGATGAAAAACGGTAAAAAATTAACCAAACGTGAAAAGATGCACGTAAAATCTTATAGTTTGAACCCTGAGAATTGGTTAGTTTCTAAGAAAGGGAATGGACAAATGTATTTGGTACATCGTTATACAAATACCAAACGTATAATTCCAAGTTTATAAGTTTAGGAGTAATCAAATATTGTTCAAATGAATAGTTACGAAAGGAGATAGAATCATGAGTATTACACCACCAGTTTTACAAAAGGATATAAAAAATAAAGAAACCTTAGATTCGTTTTTACAACACTGTGAACAAAAACAAATTGAAGCGTTAAAGAAGCATGATGAAAAGTTATTACATAAGTGGATAAAGGAAGCGCGCTTTGCAAGGAGGGAACTTGCAGCAATGTATCGTGCTAAAGAAAGGCACGATATGGAACGCGAAAGGGATCGTAAGAGCATTTTAGGAATTATTCAACGATTGAAGAGTCAAGGTGTTAATGCGGATGTGGTGGAAAGAGCTCATTACATGACTCTTTCAGAAAAGGTGATTTAGTTGGGAAATAAAACAAACCGCCCTACCCCTAGAACGGTTTGCAAAATAAATGACGCAGTACTATTGTACCATATTGCTTATTTTTCATGAAACAAGCATATGTGGCTGTTTGTACGAGGAGGTAAAAAGATGGCGATATTTAGACAAGTACACACTTCTTTTTGGAATGATGTGAAAGTTCAAGAAGATTTTACACCAGAAGATAAGTACTTTTTCTTATATTTATTAACTAATCCACAAACGAAACAAATTGGTGTATATCAAATAACAAAAAAACAAATGGCTTTTGAAACAGGGTATTCACATGAGACTGTAAAGGCTTTGATGCAACGTTTTGAAGACTATCACAAGCTAATAAAATACGATAATGAAACCAGAGAATTAGTCATTTTTAATTGGGGGAAATACAACCTAAAAAAAGCTGGAAAACCGATTGAGGATTTATTAAAGAAAGAATTAAAAGAAGTAAAAAATATATCTTTGTTAATTCCAATCTGCAAACATATAGAGCAAAAATCCATAAAAAAACTAATTGAAACGTTCATTCACGACTCGTATAACGATACGTCAACGAACCGTGGCACGAGTCGGGGACAAGAAGAAGAAAAAGAAAAAGAAGAAGAAGAAGAACAAGAAGAACAAGAAGAACAAGAAGAACAAGAAGAACAAGAAGAACAAGAAGAACAAGAAGAACAAGAAGAACAAGAAGGACCGCTAGTAGTAGAAAATCTCGCAATCGATTTTTATATGAAGAATTTCGGACATATATCTCCATTCATGGGGGAAGAAATTAATCAATGGATAGATGATCTTAATCAGTCATTAGTAGTTGAAGCAATGAAAATTACTTTAGAAAACAATAAACGAAATTGGTCTTATACAAAAGGAATTCTAAAAGATTGGCATCAACAAGGCTTTAAAACAATTCAAGATGTAGAAGCAGCACAAGCAGAATTCCGAAGACAACAACAAAGTAAAAAGCGTACTGGTAAAGGTTATGCAAAACGAACGGAAGCTGTACCAGAATGGTTACATCATCGAGAAGAACCTGAACCGATACAACCACCACAGCAAACTCAAAGTGATAATCAGAAACGGTTGGATGAGATAGTAAGCAAATATAAAAATACTAAAGGGGAGTAAGGTATGAAAAATACAGGTATTGCAAGAAAAGTAGATGAGCTAGGGCGTGTAGTAATTCCGGTTGAGTTACGCAGAACTTTGGGGATTGCTGAAGGTACAGCATTAGACTTTCATGTTGATGGGGAAAATGTCATTTTGAGAAAACAAGAAAAGTCATGCTTTGTAACGGGTGAAGTTTCCGAATCAAACTTGGAGTTGCTAGATGGTCGAATGTTTTTGAGTAAGGAAGGCGCAAATGAGTTACTGGACATTCTTGAAAAGAGTGTGAAGGTACATGCCTAAGCAATTAAATATTTTCGATGTAGAGCCAGCAATTTGTGAGTTCGATGTAATGAAAGCCAATGTTAAGAAAGGAACTGGGCGCGTTACATATGCAGATGTACGTGTCCAAGTTCCAAAGAATGCAAAGGGGACGGATGAATTACCGCGCACAACTAAACAGGATGATCGTTATGAAATTTTTGAACAATATACAATGGCAATTTGGAGATTTCAAAGAGCTGTAGATAAGCTTTTTAACTGGGAAACAGCAGAAGAATTGTGTAAGGCGGCAAGGGATAAAAAAGAAATAATTCCAGTGCGGATTTATTTAGGAAGTGGATTTAAACCCGATGTTGTCGAGTATATGCGGTAGTAAAAGGGAGAGGAACATATGAAAAAAGAGATTGATGTTACAAATAATAAACTTCTTGTGGTAAAGGATGGTGAAGTCCTTTCATTTAATCCGCCAGCAAGTGGTTTTGGTGAACAAGTTGTAATTTGGGTTAACGGTAAGGTTGGTCATGTTAAAACTACTTCTAATGAAATGATAAAATAATTAGCTTTTTAAAGGAGTGTTTGAAATGTCGGCTTTTAAAGTCCAGGTTGCTTTAGAAGAAGTGGATTTCTTATGGGATCAAAGAGAGGTATTCCAATTCCGGGAGCTTTGGAATAGTAACTACACCCTTTTAGAGATTTCCAAAAGGTTTAAAAGAAAGCAAATAGAAGTAGCAGCACTTATTGTAGATCAAGTTGATAAGTTTAAAATCCATAATCGGAAAATGGGTTTAGGAGAAATTGGTGAAAAGAGTATTCGGAATAAAAAGAAAGAAGAAATACCGCCATACGTCTATATTGCTTTAGAAGAAGTAGATTTTATATGGAATGAAGACGATATAGAACGTTTTAAGGATTTATGGAAAAAAAGATTCAGTATTGAGGATATAGCTAACAGATTAGGAAGGCATCAAATTGAATTAGCAACATTAATACTGGATCAGTTCGGTTTAGAATACATGCTTAATTGTTTACTAGAAACGGAAAAAAGAGTTGCTTAATTAAATTATTGAGGGAGCGAATGAAAATGAACTTAACTAGAATATTCGGAATGCAAAAGGTATTAGATACAAGAATCGTCAAGGAACATGGATTGGAAGAGCAAAATTTATTTTACAATATGATCCTTGCTTTACAGGTTGAAATCGGAGAACTTGCAAATGAAACAAGGTGCTTTAAGCATTGGAGTAATAAAGGTACTAGTGAAAAAGAAGTCATTTTAATGGAATATGTAGACGGGTTGCACTTTATAGCATCATTAGGAAATGGCATTGGGTTTAATTCTAAAAAGTATAACTTGGAAATGTTAGAGCTTAAATCAAAAGTGTATGCAGCAAGTTCGTTAGTCAATCAATTTAACAATGTATATGAAGCTGTATCGGAATTTCGTGCAACTCAAGATATGGAGCTATATGAAGAGCTACTTTATTCCTTCCTAGGATTAGGTAAGAAATTAGGGTTCACATTTGAAGAAATTGAGCAAGGCTATTGCAAGAAGAACGAAGTAAACCATCAACGTCAGAATAACGGGTATTAGGCAATGAAAGGTATATGCATAGATGTAGACCATTCGGCGTTACTGGGAATAAATGAAGAATACTTTTTATTCCCAGCAAAGCCAAATCATTACTTTGTCAGCAAATTTAATCGTAAAGAATCACATTTTGGATGTTACCCAGCAGAGAGATTCCAAGTCGTGGAAAAAGAGGTTTGGACACCAGAACCGCAAGATAATAAACCTAAATTAGATAAAAGTTTATTTTATAGAGCACAACTGATTTGGCGAACAAAAGGTTATAAAAATAAACCGCTTAAGGATTACATTATAAAGCCTAAAGGTAATCATTGTTTCTTCTGGCATGATCGTGAACGCAAAAAACTATGTGGATGTTTTCCAATACATTGGTTTGCTAATTTTGAAGAATTAGCAGCAGATCGAGAAGAAATTAAAGAAACACCAGAGCAGGAACGTGTTTCATTGTTAGAAAGACCGGGTGGTCAACTGGCATTCTTTTAAAATTTGAATTTTGTTAAGAAATGGGGAATTAAAGTGAAAGATGTAAAGATAGAAAATATTTGTGGGAGTGTACGTATTTTTGTAGATGATACCGTTATTGGAACGGTTTCTGATGAGACTGGAAAAGTGGTTGCAGAACAATTATTAATAAAGCTTGATTTGGCTGGAGCTATTAATTTAACCATTAAAAACTAAACAAAAGCGTTATTTTGTTGAAAAGTAATGCGGAGATAAATAAATAAGACCGCTCCTTTATCGGAACGGCCGTACAAATATCATGTGCTGGAGGTCTCATCAAATAGCTTGAGATGTTTTCTCTAAACAGTATGGACAAAAATTTTTACGATTATACGCAAAAACGGCAGGTAATTGACTAAGTTACCTGCTACGTTCTTGCACGACACGGAGGAGCGCTTTCCGTTTTGAAAGAGTGCAGCCAGGGAGAAACCGGCTTAGAGGTAGTATGTGTAATATAAAAAAGATTATTCGAAAAGGGGAATAGGAAATGAAAGTAATTTGCATTAAAGATGTAATCATGAAGACGGATAAAAAATACGGTAAATATTCTGGTAAGCAAGTTTTTACAAAAGGGAAATTGTATAAAGCACGACATCATACAACGACATTAGAAGACCCATGGACACCAGTTAAAGTATTACGAGCTACGAACGATTTTAATGAGCTTCATATTATTAGACATTGTTATGAAGGAGCAGACAATACATTCTTTAAAAATCATTTTTCAGGAGTTAAAAACTAAACAAAATAGTTATCTTGTAATCAAAAATAAAATAACCCGCTAGTTATAACGGGTTATTTACACAAGGTATGCAAGAAATTCGAGGTGACTGGACGAGAGTACTCTAGGGAATTCCTTGCAATAATAATGTATTCAAAGGGATCAAAAAGGTTAATGGAAATTAAACAAAATCCTTATTTAAACATAAAAAGAGCGCTGTTAAAAGCGCTCTCTGACCAAGATTTATATAAAAGATGAACATGATTATTGTATGTATGTTTCTAATGTATGTGCAGCTTTTAAACAAAATCTTTATTTAATAAAAAAATCGCGTACAAAAAATGTACATGATTATATAGAAACTATGTCTTGTCTGCTCATTGCATTGTATGTTTATTGTATGTAAAGGTGACACATTACAATAAGTTGAAAGAGCACTTTTGACAGTGCTCTTAGGACCAAGACTCTTGTTGTAAAAGAGTACATGATAATATATGTGAATTTTTTAAGAAAGTGAATCATTTGACCAGAATTTTTATTTGAAAATTAAAGAGTGCTTTCCAAGATGCTCCTTAAGTAAAACGAAAATTGAAAAAGAATACCACATGATAGTGTATGCATGCCGTGTAAGTATGTGCAGTTTTTATATAAAATCGTTATTTTTAGGGAAATTGTGAAATGAAAAGGTTGAAATGTGTAATGGAAATAGTTCTTTTGATATTAAATTTGATTGCAAAAGATTGGTTGAGGGTATTTAAATGAATTAGAAATACCCTGTTAAGGATGCTTGATATAACACAATTAAAAAATAGAATAGGAAGTTTTCAAATAATAGAAATACTATATTAAGCTGTTAAGGTAACACTTTCAATATCTTCACAACCTATAAATATGATATTAGTAGATTCAGGGGTTATTACATCTTCCTCTTTTAAAATAACTAAACAAAGTGTTGGATAAAAATTAGAAAGAGTAGCGGGGCCGATTATTTGTCCAGACTTGGTTGTTACTGTAATGATAGTTCCTATCGGCCAATTAGAAAGTAAATAACAAGCTATTCCTGTACAAGATGCCATTTTTGTTTTCCCTCACTTTAAATTTGGAATTTATATAAATGTAGATGGTACATAGGATATGCATTAAGGTTGTGAAGTGTCACTTAGGTGAAATTTTGTATTTGTAAAAATAATTGATTTTATACGATTTATTTTTTGAATTCTCTCGATTGAACTTCAAGGAGAAATAATAAATCTGGAATTGTAATAAAAACGCTATTTGAGTAGAAGGGAGGGTGAGTATGGAACGAATTGAAGCTGCTGAAGAATTACTTGAGGAGATGAAGGAATGCTTTTTGAACGGAACATCTTTAAAGGTTGAAGCAAATGATTTTAATATCGTATCTTGGCTGATTGAAGAAGTGAAGCGTAAAACAAAATAAAAATTTCATTTTATATCTGGTGTCTAAATATACAAAAATATATTTGTGAAGATAAGTTCTCTTTAGGTCCTGAATATAGTAAATCAAAGGGAGGGGTTATCTTGACTCAAATAACAATTAGTTTATGTATGATTGTAAAGGATGAGGAGCAAGTTATTGCAAGGTGTTTAGATTCAGTACAACATATAGTTGATGAAATAGTTATTGTAGATACTGGGTCTACAGATAAAACTAAAGATATTGTTCGGAAGTATACAGCCAACATTTATGATTATAAGTGGAATGATAATTTTGCGGCAGCTAGAAATTTTTCATTTTCTAAAGCAAAAAAAGATTATATTTTATGGCTAGATGCTGATGATGTGTTATTCGAAAAAGAGCAGCAGAAATTATTAAAATTAAAACAAGAAATAGATCCTGATATTGATGCAATTTCAATGTTTTATCATTTGGGAGTGGGTTTAGATGGTAAACCGCTATATATTGCAACTCGTCATAGGCTTGTGAAACGCTCAAGAAATTTCCAATGGACTAACAAGGTGCATGAAGTAATACAGGCCAAAGGAAATACATTACACAGTGATATAGTTATTACTCATTGTAAAGAAAGACCGCGGATTGGTCAGAACTTTAAAATTCTTCAATCCATAGTTGAAGGGGGAGAAGCTACTAATATAGATAGGTTTAACTATGCGAATGAATGTATGTTTCGAAAAAATTATGAGGAAGCAATTCAGCAGTATAAAAATGTAGTAGAGAGCAAAGAGGGATGGGAAGAAGAGTATATCTATGTATATGGAAATTTAGGATATTGTTATGCAGAACTTCAGGAATGGGATAAGGCAATAGAAGCGTATATGAGAACATTTCAATATGGAACTCCAAGAGGAGAAATGTGTGTAGGCATAGGGGATGCCATGATGGCGCAACAAAAATATAAGGAAGCGATTCGTTGGTATCTAGCGGCTACAAGAATCACTTGTCCTACTGAGGCGTTACTTTGCAATCCCGCAGGCTATACTTGGGTTCCATATTTCCAATTATCCTTGTGCTATAGTCATTTAGCGGACTATGGAAAAGCCTGTCATTATAATGAGTTGGCGGCAAAATATATACCAGATCATCCAGCGGTGGTGTATAATCGTCAATATTTTAATACCGTATTACAAAGTAAAGAGTAAAGCTAATCAATTTATTAATGCCAATTTTTTTATTATCGATGTCATTTTCTATAGATATATGTAACAAAAATTTCATTTGGTATGTAATAAAAAAGCCCTCTTTTAATGAGAGGGTATATGAGTGAACGTGCCTTATATTGATAATATATGTTTGCCTTATTAAAAGGTGACAAGCTAATAAAAAATAAGAGAGCAGCTAGCAAAAGCTAACTGCTCAGCCCTCAGCGAAAGGGAAAAAGAACATTACAGAGGTCACTGTGAATTCAAGCTGTATCAGCCCATTTATAGTATTGGACATAATTTAGAATTTTATTCGGACGAATAGAAAAGAGCACCTTCGAACAGTGCTCTTTCATGAAGGTTATGCGGAAATAAAATGAAGAGCTTACTCATAAAAAGGATGGCACAAAATAATATATGAACGTTTATCTAATGGGTGACAGTGAAATAAAAAGAGCAGCTAGCAAAAGCTAACTGCTCCACCCTCGACCAAGAGAGCTAGAGTGGGAAGAATTTAAAAGGTTGTTTTAAATTCTTCCATAGTATCGGAAAAAAATTAGAATTTTATTCACTTAAAACTTAAATTAGGAAGTTCAATAATTGATTGTATCTATAGCATAGACAAGTTTTAGAAATTTATTCAAGGGGAAATGGATATGATGGATGAATTTGAAGCATTATTTACAAAAGTGGCTCAAGTGCAAGGTGATCAAGAATTAACTTGTAGCTGCACAGAGTGTTATTGGAATATGTATTTTCCTAATCGTTCTAATTCAAAGGAATGCGTATCGGAAAGCTTAGCAGACTTCAAAATGACACCTAATTCAACTGAATATAAAGGATATTGGGATTATACAGAAGCGTGTGGCCATCCAAAACGATAAAAGAGCAGCTAGCAAAAGCTAACTGCTCACCAAAGGAAAACAGAGAAAGGATAACCATGTGTCTATAGCATTGACGGAATATTGAGTTTTTATTCAAGGAGGTAGAGGGAAATGGATAAGAAAATTATGATTCCTAGAGCGGTTGCTGAAGAGCTATCAAAAAAAGCGGAGAAGTACGGGAGCGAAGGCGCGGCATACATGATGCTTGAAATGTGTGACATTTATAATAATTCAACTTATGAATGGTTAAAAGGCGAAGGGAATCTTGTTAAATTAGCATCTGCTATTGAGTTTGGATATGAGATTCAAGAAGATAAGTTATTAAATCGTCATCAATGGAGCAAGGGCATAGCTAAGACATCAAAAGATAATGAAGAGGTTGATACATCTTGGCATATAGGACATTACGTAGGAATAGAGGATGCACTTGATATCTTAGGAATCAGGATTAAGGGAATTAATGATCAAAACCGAACAAAATAATCCTTTGAATAGAAAGTGAGGTTAGGAAAATGGGAGTGAATGTAGAAGGTGTGAAATTCTTTATAGAAACACCCGATGGAGAAAGTGTGGAAATAAAGGGTGGTGTTCAAGAGGTCAGTATTGATTCTGATAAGGTTGTTGATTCTGGTTTTGATTTTGGCAAAGAATACAGTGGTACTTTTACCTATGAAGAACCGAAAAATATAAAAGAGTTGAAGAAAATAGGCTTTACAGATCAACAAGCATGGGATATTCATTTACGCAAAGGTGAGAGTTGGAAAGGAAACTAAAAAATAATCCTTTGAATAGAAAGCGAGGTTAAAAGAATGGAAGGTAACGTAAAGCTATTAGGCACAGATGGAATGTGTGGAATGAAGTTTACAGGAAATAAGGTCAATGTTTATAACGATGAAGGATACGTAATGGAAAGCATGACAACAAGGGAACATATTCAGGAAGTTATTGATTTTCTTGAAGAGTGTAAAGAACAAATAGAATAGAAAGTGAGGTTGGGAGAATGAAAGCTTTGAAGAAGAGAAAAATTAGAAAAGCCATCGCTCGTCGTACAAAGGCTGTGGAGAAATATCAAGTCGATAAAGCTTGGAGAAACATATTTGTACAAGCAGGTATTATCAAATAAATGAAAATCGAATACAGTCCGGCTAGAAAACTAGAGGACACCAATTTTTAGAGCAGCAATTAAAGCTGTTTTAGGAATAGGTGTCCTTTTTATTTTGAATAGGGAGATGGGGAAATGAAGGTGCTAAGGGATCAATTGCGTGAGTGGAATGAGCAATCAAAACAAGCGAAAAAGAAAAACAAGAAAAAACAAAAAGAGAAATTAAGCACTCGTGAAATTGAAGATTTAATGGGGATTCGTGGACCGCGTTATGAACGTAGACGTGGAGCATTAAGACAAAAGTAATTTAAAAATAAAAAGGAGTGGTCTTACATGACTAAACAATTATCTTTCTTACCAAAAATAGATAGAGCAGCAACGCAGAAAAAATTAGAAGGTGTTCTCGAAAATGTACGTTTATATAGACAGTTTGGAATGATGCGTGAAGAAATGAAAGTCACTCCTTCTTATGAAATTAGATATCACGGACCTACAAATGATGTAGGAAATCCATTAGAAGATGTAGCGATGGCTAATATACAACAAAGTGAACGAGAAGATTGGATTAAGAAAACGTCATTTCGTATTGATCAGTTCCTTAGTCGCTTGGGCAATGGGCGTGCAGGAAAGGATCAAAGAAACATCATCATTAAGCGTTATTTAGAAGATGAAGATGTATGTGATTATATGGTTTATAACGAGATTGGCATGAGTGAGCGTACTTATCGACGCGTTAAGGCTAGAGTGTTTTATAAACTTGCTTTTGCTCTTAGATTAGAAGTTTACGAGACAGAAGAGACTGGAGGTAATGAATAATGAATTTTGTTCAGCCAATACGTGATCCAGAAGAAATACAGCAGCTGAAAGATTATTTTAAGGAAAAGAGCTTACGTAATTACATTCTCTTCATTATGGGAATCAATACAGGCCTAAGAATCTCGGACATTTTGAAATTGAAGGTAGGAGATGTTAAAGGTAGTCATATATCTATGAGAGAAAAGAAAACAGGGAAACAGAAACGAATACAAATTACTGCAGCACTGAAAAGAGAACTTAAATGGTTTATTGAAGAAAGAGAAGATAATGAGTACTTATTGCAAAGTAGACAAGGGAAGAATCGTCCTATTGGTCGCAGCATGGCATATAAGATATTGAGTATAGCCGCAGAGGAATTTGGTTTAGATGAAATCGGAACACATACGCTAAGAAAGACATACGGGTATCATATGTACATGCAAACGAAAAACATAGCATTACTCATGGAGATATTCAATCACTCGTCAGAGAAGGTCACGTTACGTTATATAGGTGTAAACCAAGATGCAATGGATAAAGCAATGACTAGGTTTAAAATCTAATCATTGCTTTTTTCTTTTTTTAATCTATACAGTTACTCATAAATTTCGTACTGTGTAACTCAAAAGAGAAAGTGAAATGAAATCAATGATATCAAGGGCTGTGGCGTATGGCTCAGTTACACACAATATAAGATATGGGTAACTCATTAGTAAAGAATACATAAGAACAAGATATAGTTAGAAAAGATAAAATAAGTGGCAGAGTCGTGACCGCTTTTTGGCAGGAAATGTGCCGGTTGTTTTGGAATTAACGTGTTATATTTGTATTGTGAGAAGTGGCGGAAAACACAACTCACTATGTCGTTTCTAAAATTCTAAACGGTTCATAATGACGGCACATAAAATCCGAAACCAGCAGATGGTACTGATTGGATGTTACCGTTAATAAGGAGAGCTTTTGCTCTTCTTTGAGCTAACAACATCCTAGGTAGACGGACTGAGGGCGGCCTGATAAGTCGGACAAAAGTGTCTGTCGTGGTTGTTAGCTGAGAGAAGACTAAAACTTCATGTACCGTAATTCAATTACAAAATTAGTAATCAATAACAAAGCATCCATTCGGGTGCTTTTTATTTTGGAGGAGGATGAAGAATGGATAATCAATTTTTTAATATGAGAGTTAATGAATTAGAAAAAAACATTAGTGATTTACAAAGAGATAATGATGGTCTGAAACAAGCGTTACTTGATGTTTCTACAAGCGTGGAAGCATTAAGTCGAAGGGTCAGCATGGTAGAAGAATCGTTAGCAACGAAAGTCGATATGACTCATATTCAAGAAGTAATCAAACAATCTGAAGTGATTAGACAGATTAATGATAGTAAATCGGTAGGGATGGATTGTAAAGTTGGGGTTTCATTAGATGGAATAGTTGTAGCGGAATCTGTAGTTAAACAAACAACAGATGCTATCAAGATATCAGCGAATGATATCAAGGGAGTGAGATAAATGAAACTAACCAAACAAGAACAATCAGTTGTGATTGGTACATTCATTTCTATATTGGGCGAACAAGTAGTAAATGCACATATCGAACCTAACAAGTTAGAACAAGCAAGTTTAATCCATAACGAGCTACATGATAATACAACACCAAAGCAAAGAAGAGAAGCTATGGTTAGTTTGCTCGATAAAACAATGGATGAATTCCTGGTGAGTAAGGAGTGAGAAAAGTGATAGGTGTAATTGTTTGTGGAGGAACACTACGTGAAGCGTTTGATATGTTACGCAAAGCTTTTACTGATATGAGTGAACGGGTCAAAGAATTCAATGAGTTAATCAAAGACGCTTGTATGTACGAGGAAGAACCAGAATATAAAGAACGTATCAGTTTTCCTCATGGTGTAATTAAGGTGATGAAGTCACAGGTTATAGATCGTAAGCCTAGATGTATCAGAGCAAGGACAATTTGCTAAAGGAGTGAGGATAGATGCAAGTCTACTGTTCTAACTGCAACAAAGAATACGATATGCAACCACAAGTCGTACAGCTTCCTAATCGTATTGAGAAGTGTTACTTCATATGTCCTCATTGTACTCATGAACATGTTGCTGCATATGTGAACGATAAGATTCGTAAGCATCAAGCGGATATAACAAAGTGTCATGAACGTATTAACAAGAGGAACCTCGACATCGAGAATGAAATGAAACGATTGAGGAAGAGGATGGAAGGTACTAAGTAAAGGAGTGAAGTCAAATGGTAATGAATAAAGCTGAACTTATACAAAAGAAAATAGAAGAAGGAAAGCTAAGTGTCAACGAAGCGAGACTGCTATTAGACCTGGAACCTATTGAGATTTTAATGAAAGTTGCATGCGAACAAAGCACGAATGTTATGTTAAAGGATTCTAAACAAATGAATGTTGTAAAAGATGAGAACGAACCTTTATTACAAATTGTACTCTCAGATATAGATTCAGCACCAGTAGTTCATTACAAAGGTAAACAGATAGATAGAAAGTTACGTGTTGCATTTGATTGGAAAACAAAGTCGGTTGATAAGATTGATATGACATATATTCATATTGAGCATGTACCAGTTGATAACAAGCGTTTAAATACCGAGATCATTCAATATAATCATCCTATTGTGGGAGGTTCTCTACCTAAGTTCTCAACAAAGGAACTGATTGAATCTTTAAAACTAAAGGAAGATGTACAGATTACAGAGACTGGTGAAGATGCATACAAAGTAAGTCTAGACTTACTGAAAGTAAAGAAGCATGTGTTAGTAATAAATAACTGCAATCCTAAAATAATAGAACATGCCAAGTAAACCATTCAAGCCTTGCAAGTCATTAGGTTGCAATGAACTAACAAGGGATAAGTATTGCACTAAACATTTAGAAAAGGAAAACGAAACCGTAAGATATTACGACAAACATATTCGGAACAAAAGCTCACGTTCCTTCTACAATTCAAGACTGTGGAAGGATATGCGTGAGCTTATTTATCGTAGAGATCATGGCTTATGTGTTCAATGTAGAAGCAAGGACATCATTAAGATAGGTGATGTAGTCGATCATATCATACCTATTCGAGTGGATTGGTCAAAACGATTAGAACCATCTAATTTACAAACACTTTGTCATGCTTGTCATAATAAAAAAACTAAAGAAGATGAAAAGAAAAACAAAAAATAACTCGAAAGAAAAAATTCATAAACAACCCCCCACCATGAAAAAGCAAAGGACGACTCTCTGGAGACCGCCGCTTAGCTTTCTGTGCAAAAATTTCGTTTTATTCCATAAAAGGGGGTTCGGCTGAAGGAGGTGGTTCTCATAGGAAGAAAAGCTAAACCGATTCATCTACATTTATTAGAAGGAAATACAAGTCGACTAACAAAAGAAGAAATCGATCAAAGGTTAGCGGCTGAAAAAAAGTTACAAGCAAAAAAGGATAAAGTAAAACCACCCACATGGTTAGATTCAGTTGCTAAGAGAGAGTTCAAACGAATTGCAGGTGAATTATTAGAGTTGGATGTCATTACAAACATAGATGTAAATGCACTAGCAACTTATTGTGATGCTTTTTCTGACTATGTTGAATGCACCAAGATTATTCGAGAAGAAGGACTACTTGTTGAGTATACCAATAAAGCGGCTGAAACCAATAAAGTGCCACATCCATTACTTACAAAGAAGAAGCAATTACATGAGCAAATGAAGGCTTTGGCTGTTGAGTTTGGTCTTACACCAAGTGCAAGAGCAAAAATTGTAATTCCAAATATAAAACAAGGTCCGAAAACTAACGTAGAAAAGGAGTTTGACGTATAACATGATTAGACAATGGATGTTGGACTATTGTGATGATGTACTAAGTGGTGAGGTCATTGCCTGTCAGAAACATAAACAAGCTTGCAAACGATTTTTAAGAGATATTGAGCGTGAAGGTTCTAAAGATTTCCCTTATGTTTTCAATGAAGAAAAGGCACTTCGTTTTTTAAAATGGATGTCTTTATTTAAACATACAAAAGGGAAACTGGCTGGACAAAGAATTGAACCGCATTCTATACAAATCTTTGTTTTTAGTAATATTTATGGATGGGTTCACCGAAATACGGGCTTAAGAAGATTCAAAAAAGCGTATTGGCAAGTAGGACGTAAAAATGCAAAATCACAATCTTTAGCGTGCGTTGGCTCATATGAAGCAATGGCCCTTGGTGAGAATATGTCTGAAGTATATGTTGGTGCCACAAAAACAGAGCAAAGTAAAATTGTTTGGAATGAAATTAAGGCCCAAATGAATGGGTGTGACGATCTAAAAGATAAATTTAATATTGCTTATGGGAAAATTGAACACTTAAAGACAAATTCTTTTATTTCCGCACTTTCAAAAGATGCTGGCAAGTCTGGTGACGGCCTAAATGTTCAATGTGGGATTATTGATGAATATCATGCTCATGCTACTTCTGAGATTTATGATGTCCTTGTATCAGGTTCGGGTGCACGACCAAATCCATTAATGATGATTATTACAACGGCAGGATTCAACTTGAATAATCCATGCTATCGTGTGGAATATCAATATGTTTCTAAGATTCTAGATCCAAATATTGATATTGAAAATGAAGAATATTTTGTAATGGTCAATGAATTAGATAAGGATGATGAAATCACAAATCCAAATGTATGGGAGAAGGCAAATCCTATTTTATGTAGCTATGAAGAAGGGTGCTCTTTTTTAAAAGGGGAGTTACAATCAGCATTAGATGTGCCAGAGAAAATGCGAAATTTCCTTACTAAAAATATGAATCGATGGGTTGATATGAAGGAAAACGGCTACATGGACATGAAAAAGTGGAAAGATTGCGATGGAACTGTTGAATTATCTGAATTAAAAGGTTTGGAATGTACAGTAGGAGTCGACTTATCAGCCAAAATTGACTTAACAAGTATTTCATTTGAGTTCAAGAAGGATGATAAGTATATCGTTTTAAGTCATAGCTTTATGCCGGAAGATACGTTAGCTGAGAAGAGACAAACGGATAAAGTTCCTTATGATCTGTGGGTACAACAAAAATGGATCACGACAACTCCTGGTGCGGTAGTTGATTACGAATTTATCAAAACACATATTAGAAACATGGAGAAAGAGAATAAGTTCAAAATTAAAGAAATATGTGCTGATCCATGGAATGCAACACAGTTTATGCAAGACATGGAAGCTGAAGGCTATACGATGATAGAGATACGCCAAGGAATGGCGACTTTATCAGGCCCTACAAAAGATTTTAGAGAACAAGTGTATCTAAAGAAAATCATCCACAATAACAACCCTGTATTAAATTGGGCAACTAGTAATGCTATAACGAGGCAGGATGCTAACGAAAACATTATGTTGGACAAGTCAAAAGCAACAGAAAGAATTGATCCAATTGCGGCTGTAATAAACTCACATGTTCGTTGTATGCTCAATTCTGATGAGATGGACTTAAATTCATATATCTTAAGTCAAGATTTCTCATTCTAGGAGGAATTACATGCGGTTTTTATTGTTTTTTATCAGTATTTTAGAAGATATTTTACTTATTTCGGGGTTGTCCATTATAGTGGGGACGACTTTTTTTATTAATCCAATTTACGGATGGTATCTATTAGGACTTATTCTCACAATGTTGGGGGTGGTAATGATAAGAAGATAGAAAGGAGGTGAAACTTTTGATTTTTCGACAGTTATTTAAGAATCAAGATACGACCGATTTGAAAAATCCGTCTCCTTGGTTTAAAAGTCTATTTGGTTATCAAGCCGCAAGTGGTGAAAAGGTTACGGTTGAATCATCTTTAGGGGTCCCGACAGTATACCGATGCATTAATATCCTTGCAAACAGTGTTGCAATGCTCCCTTTTCAAGTGTTTAGAAAGACATCAAAAGGAAGAGAAAGAGATAAGATGCACCAAGTATCGTTTGTTTTGGAAAGACGACCAAATCCTTACCAAAGCCCATTTAAATTCAAACATTTAATCGAAACACATCGTAATACATGGGGAAATGCTTATATCAATATTCATTGGGGGATGGATGGCAGACCAAAAGAATTATGGGCATTGAATCCAGCTGTCACAACTCCAACTGTGGATTTAAAGACGAATAAATTATGGTATTTTACTAGTTTGCCAGATGGTACACCTGTAAAAATACCTGATGATGACATTATTCATCTTACTACATTATCTACAGATGGATTGAAAGGAAAACCACCTATCCAAATCGCAAGAGAATCTATAGGTAGCTCACAGGCGGCACAAAAGTTTAAAGGGAAATTCTTTACAAATGGTGCAGCTCATAGTGGGATATTAAAAACTCAACAACCATTAAATAAAGAAGCGAAAAATGTACTTCGTGATGCTTGGGAAGAAGCAAACACAGGTTTAAATAATGCTCAAAGGATAGCAATTTTAGATGCTGGTTTAGAATTTGAGAAGGTTGGAATGCCATTGAAAGATGCTCAATTTATTGAAGGTATGAAGTTCGATAAAGCTGAGATTGCAAACATCTTTAATATTCCATTACACATGATTAATGAATTAGATCGTGCTACATTCTCAAACATTGAGCAACAAGCACTAGATTTTATTCAAAATACATTGAGCCCGATACTTATACAGTATGAAGAAGAGTTTTCCTATAAATCATTTTCATTTAATGAACAAAAACGTTATTATCTGAAATTCAATTTAGCAAGCCTATTAAGAGCAGATCAAAAATCAAGAGCTGAGTTCTATAACATTATGTTAGATAGAGGCGTATTTTCTATAAATAAAGTTTTAGAACTAGAAGATATGGATGGTATTGGCGAGCTAGGTGATAAGAGTCGAGTGGATTTAAACCACGTCTCGATTGAAATTGCAGATGATTATCAGCTAGCGAAAGCTGGTGCTTCACGGAAAGGAGGTGAGGACAATTAAAGACGTGTTTACTATTAAAAATCAAACGGAATCGTCAGCGGACCTATTTATCTATGGCGACATCATAAATAATACAGGTTGGAAATGGGATGATTCTGACATTATGCCCGATGATGTAAAAAACATTTTGGGGCAATTGGATGATAAAAGTAACCTTAATATCTATGTAAACAGTGGCGGTGGATCTGTATTTGCTGGTTTAGCCATTTATAACATGTTAAAGCGCAATAAGGCTCAAAAAACTGTTTATGTAGATGGTGTTGCAGCTTCCATCGCTTCGGTTATCGCCTTAGCTGGTGATCGTGTTGTTGTCCCTTCTAATGCTTTCTTAATGATTCATAAACCGTGGACATATGCAGCTGGGAATGCAATTGATTTCCGAAAAGCAGCAGAAGACTTGGATAACATCGAGTCTGGAATTATGAATGTATATAAGGAAAACTTGAAAGAAGGCATCAAAATTGAAGAAATACAGCAATTAGTAGATGCTGAGACCTGGTTAAGTGGTGAGCAAGCTGAAAAATACTTCAATATCGAAGTTGTGGAAGCAAAAGAAGTTGCAGCATGCATGAGTGATTATTTTGATAAATATCAAAAAACACCAAGCAAGATAGTAGCAAAGTATCCTTCTATTCCTAAGAAGGATCTTAATGAACAATTAAAAATTCAAAATGCACTAGACCTGTTAGAACTATAGGTCTATTTTTTGTGCCAAAACAAGGAGGAAATACCGAATGGATAAACATGAACAAGAATTACGTCAAAGAGTTGCTGATTTAAAAGCGAAGGCAGAAGAATTTAATAACAGCGGTAAATATGAAGATGCAAAAGCAAAAATTGAGGAAGCGAAGAACGCAAAAAATGAACTAGATAACTATCTAGCAATGAAGCAAATTCAAGTTCCTGAACCTGTAAATTCACAAATTGGAGCAGGAGCGTTACCTCCAGCATCAGTTCAAAATGAAGATACATCGTATAAAGAAGTGTTTATGAAAGCTATACGCGGTCAAAATTTAAGTTATGAAGAAGCAAGTATTATGGATGAATATAAAGCGGCGTTGTCTGAAAATAAAGGGGGGGATGGTGGATACATTGTCCCGGAAGATATCACAACTACGATTAATCAGCTAAAACAAACGGTCGATAACTTAGAACAATATGTAAATGTACAACCTGTTTCAACAAATAAAGGCTCTCGTACATTAGAAAAACGTGCAGCATCTACACCTTTCGCTCCATTATCTGAGTATGGAAACCCAAATGCGATGCAGGAAATTGCTTCACCACAATTTGATCGTGTACCGTATGTTATTGAGGATTATGCAGGATTCCTACCTGTACCAAATGATTTATTAAATGATACGGATCAAGCGCTAGAAGCTTATTTGCGTCAGTGGATTGCGAAGAAATCTATCGCAACTCGTAACTATTTAATTTTACAAGAAATCAACAAGTTAACAAAAGTTGATTTTAAGGATTATAAGGGCATTAAAACCGCATTAAATGTCACATTAGATCCAGCTTTTTCTTCTGTAGCAAACATTTTTACAAACCAAGATGGATTCAATTACTTAGATCAATTAGAAGATAAGGATGGCCGTCCGCTTCTTCAACCAGATCCAACAAATCCAACTCGTAAGTTATTATCAGGAAAGCCAGTTATTGTTTTATCCAATAAGACAATTGCTACAGATAAAGATGGTAAAGCACCATTTATTGTTGGGGACCTTAAAGAAGCAATTGTTTTATGGGATAGACAGCAGTTATCCCTTGATATGACGAAAGAAGGAGGAAGTGCTTGGAGAGGAAATACAACAGAATTCCGTGCAATTGAGCGTGAGGACGTTACACCATGGGATACAGAAGCAGTTGTATATGGACAAATTACAGTTGTGGCGAAACCTGGAGCTTAATGATGTAGGAGGTGTCATTCTTGGTGCTGAAATTAGAGGAAGCTAAAGAGTATCTTCGTGTGGATGGGAATGAGGAGGACATGCTCATTACATCCTTTATAAAAGCGGCTGAAAGATACATTAAGAATGCAACAAGTAAAGATGTAGATTTAGATGACGAGCTTGCTAAATTAGCAGCTCGTATTTTAATTTCTCATTGGCATGAAAACCGTGAAGCGGTTGGAAAAGCTGAACAGCTGGCATTTAGTTTGCAGTCAATATTAGTTCAATTGCAATATTGCGTAGGTGATTCCACATGAATCCAGGTAAATTAGATAAACGTCTTGTATTTCAAATAAAAGATGAGGATGCGAAGGGACCGGATGGTGAACCAATAGATGGTTATAAAGACTCTTTCACTGTATGGGGCTCCTTCATTTTTTTAAAGGGAAGAAAGTACTTTGAAGCAGCCGCAGCCAACAGTGAAGTGCAAGGTGAAACAGAAATTCGATACCGTGACGGTATGAATGCTGATATGAAAATCAAATATAAGAACATGATTTATGACATTGTTTCAGTTATTCCAACTGAAAAACACACGTTATCAATCATGTGGAAGCGTGGTGGAATGAATGGCTAATGGTGTTGATTTCTTAGGATTTGACCGTTTAGTCTCCGAATTAGAACAAATGGGATTACGTGGAGAAAAGATTGAAGATAAAGCTCTTGCAGCAGGCGGTGAACCTATTCGAAAAGCGATTGCCGAGCGAGCACCAAGAAGTGATAGTCCTAAGAAACCTTCTAAAAGTGAACCGTGGCGTACTGGCCAACATGGTGCTGATCATATAAAAGTTACGAAAGCTAAACTTGAAGGTGGTATTAAAACAGTTAAAATCGGAATCGATAAAGCAGATCGTTCCCCGTGGTTCTATTTAAAGTTTCATGAATGGGGAACGTCAAAAATGCCAGCTGAACCATTTATAGAACCAGGTTTTAATTCTTCAAAGGAAGCCGCAATTCGTGCTATGACAGATATTTTAAAAAATGAAATGAGGCTAAACCTGTGATAAATTTACGCCCGGATATTTTACAAGTTCTTGAGAATAATCAGGAGCTTGTTTCTTTATTGGGTGGCAAGCGTGTTTATTATCGTAAAGCCAAAAACGCAGAAGAGTTTCCACGGATTACATTTTTTGAATTAGACAATAGGCCAGATGGATTTGCAGATAATGAGGAAATTGAAAGTGAAATCTTATTTCAAATCGATGTTTGGTCAAATGGTAGTACAACAGCAATCCATAAAAAAGTGAATGAAATCATGAAAACTATTGGTTTCTCACGCTATGCAGTTGCTGATTTATATGAAGATGATACACAAATTTATCATTACGCGATGCGATTCGCGAAAGGAGTGGAGTTATAAATGACTGGAGAAGTTATAAAAATTAGTTCGACTGTCGGTGTAGATAGTCTTGTTTATGCGAAATCAACGAAAGACGATGCAATGGGAGTGGATTATGCAACAGTTAAGAAGTTAGAAGGTGCTGTAAAGGTTAAAACTTCTAAGAAGGTGTCTTCTGAAATTATGTGGAGTGATAATAAAAAGTCAGAAATCGCTGAGTCTGATGGTGAAGTTGAAGTTGAAATTGAGGTTCGGGGTCTTCCATTATCTACAAAAGCAGATATTGAAGGATATCCGGAGGTTACAGATGGTGTATTAGATGAAAAACGTGAGGGAGAAAAACCATATTTAGCGATTGGGTACCGTTTTTTTAAGGCTAACGGTAAATATCGCTATGTTTGGCTGCTTAAAGGGAAACTTTCACAAGAGGAAGAAGAAGCTGAAACGAAAAAAGACAAGCCTAACTTCCAAACAACAAAACTTAAAGGGTCATTCATTGAGCGTGATTTTGATGATAGGTCGAAGTTTACAGCGGATGAAGATGAACCTACATTTACAAAAGCCGTTGGGGATAATTGGTTCAAAAAAGTATATGAAAAAACCGTAACACCACCAACAGGCAAGTAAGAGGGAGCAAAAAGCTCTCTCTTTTTTTTATTAACTAAGGAGGAATAAACTATGAAACTAACATTACGAATCAATAAGGAAAAGAAAACTTTTAATTTACCGGGGTTCATTCCAGCTCGTTTAATCCGTCAAGCGCCTGAGCTTGCTGATATTCCAAATAATCCTGGTCCAGAGGATATGGATAAAATGGTTCAATTTGTAGTGAATGTTTTCGACGGACAATTTACTTTAGATCAGTATTGGGATGGTATGGATGCTCGTAAGTTTTTATCGACAACTTCAGAGGTGATTAACACCGTTATAAATGAAACTGTGGAAGCAGCTAGTGGTACACCTGGATCTGGAGAAGAAGAAAACCCAAACGCGTAGAGGGAGGAGGGCTAACGTTCAGTGAGTTTATGGACGAGCTCTACCTCTCTTTATTACGTCAGGGATACAAACATCATCATATCGATAATGAAATGGATATTTGGCATTATTTAAGGTTAAATCGGAAGCATCGTGAACAGGGTAATTCAAATAATGAAAATCAGAATTCAAATGAAATAGAAGTTCCGGCTGAAAACATTATCTAACGAGGAGGTGAGACATTGGCAAATGAAATGAATAATTTAGTAGTTAGACTATCCCTTGATAATGTAAATTTTCGTCAAGGGATAGCAAATTCAGGACGAGCTGTAAGAACATTACAAACTGAACTTAAATCAGTTAGTACAGGGATGGGCGGTTTCGCTAGTGCTAGTCAACAAACACAAGCGAAAATGGATACTCTAAGTAGCTAATTGACGCACAAAAAGAGAAAGTTAAGGCGCTACGGCAAGCATATGATCAAAATAAGGCTAAACTAGGTGAAAATGATGCAGCAACTCAGCGGTATGCTTCACAAGTAAATAAAGCAGTTGCTGATTTAAATAGATTTGAAAATGAATTAAAGCAAGTAAATAAGCAAGCTGAACAAAAAGGAATGGATAAGTTAAACAATTCTTTAAAAGCCCTACAGGCTGAATTCCGGTCTGTTACAACAGGAATGGGCGGTTTTTCTAATGCAACTGAGCAAACACGCGCTAAAATTGATGTTTTATCTCGTACAGTCGATACACAAAAAGAAAAAATTAGAGAACTTCAATCAGCTTATAATCGCGCTAAAACAGAAGAAGGTGCAGCAGGTCAATCAGCGCAACATTATGCTGAACAAATTCATCGAGCAACAGCTGAACTGAATCAATTCGAATCTCAATTACGACAGTCAAATCATGAATTAGATCAACAGGGAAATCGACTTCTGAATTTTGGGAACCGTATGGAGACATTAGGTAATCATTTACAAAATGCCGGAATGCAGATCGGCATGGTCTTTGGTGGAATGACTTATGCAATAGGACGAGGTTTAAAATCTGCAATTACGGAATCAATGAACTTTGAGCAACAAATGGCGAACGTTAAAGCAGTATCTGGTTCTACTGGAGAAGAGATGAAAAAGTTAAGCGAATTAGCTGTTAACATGGGAGAAACAACAAAGTACTCTTCTGTGGAAGCAGGAAAAGGTATTGAAGAATTAATAAAGGCCGGAGTTGGTTTAACAGATATTATAAACGGCGGTTTAGATGGTGCTCTTAACTTAGCAACGGCAGGAGAACTAGAACTAGGTGAAGCAGCTGAAATTGCATCCACAGCCTTAAATGCATTTAAAGCTGACCATCTTTCAGTAGCAGATGCAGCAAACATCTTATCTGGGGCAGCAAACGCATCAGCTACAGATGTACGAGAGTTAAAATATGGACTTTCAGCATCATCAGCGGTAGCGGCCGGAGCAGGAATGACATTTAAAGATACAGCCACAACTCTAGCAGTATTTGCTCAAAACGGTTTGAAAGGTTCTGATGCGGGTACATCTTTAAAAACAATGCTAATGCGTTTAAATCCAACAACAAAAGAAGCGTATAACAAAATGGCAGATTTGGGTCTTATCACTTATAATGCGCAGGCTGGATTTGATTTCTTGGTTCAAAACGGTATCACACCAGCATCTAGAAGCGTGGGAGATATTGAGGTTGCATTAGAAAAATATGTAATGAAAACTGAAGGTGTGAAGAAATGGAATGATAAGTGTGATACCACTTTTCGTGAACTAGCTACAAGTTCTGCTTTTCTATCATCAAAATTCTACGATCAACAAGGTCATATCCAAAGCCTTGAAAATATTTCTGGCACTCTTCATGAATCCATGAAAGGTTTAACAGATCAGCAACGTAGTATGGCTCTAGAAACATTGTTTGGTTCCGATGCTGTTCGTGGTGCGACTATTCTTTTCAAAGAAGGTGCTAATGGGGTAAATAGTATGTGGGATGCAATGTCAAAAGTTACAGCAGCGGATGTTGCAGCCACTAAGATTGACACTTTAAAGGGACGTCTTACATTACTAGACTCAGCGTTTTCAACAATGAAAAAGACAATCGGTGATGCACTAGCTCCTGTGGTTAGTGTTTTTGTTGCTGGGTTGCAAAAACTTGTGGATGGCTTCAATGCGTTGCCTGGCCCAGTGCAAAAGGCAATTGCAATTACAGGTGGGATTGTTCTTGCTTTAACGGCTATTGCAACAGTTATTGGAGTGGTTCTAGCAGCAGTTGGAATGGTGGTTTCTGGGATTGGTTCTTTGGCAGTAGCAATTGCTTTAGGTGTGGTAGCAGCCGCGGTTGGGGTTGGTGTTCTAGCGTATAAGGGATATCAAAAAGCAACTGAAGATAGTATTGCTTCAGTAGATCGCTTTGCTACGAATACAGAAGGAAAAGTTAGTTCCTCCACAAAGAAAGTTCTTAGTGAGTATTTCAAGTTATCTGATGGTATTAGACAAAAGTTAACTGAAATTAGATTAAATCATGAAGTGATAACAGAAGAACAGTCGCAGAAGTTAATTGGTCAATATGACAAGTTAGGCAACACGATTATAGAAAAAACAAATGCAAGACAACAAAAAGAAGTTGAAGGACTTAAAAAGTTCTTTTCGGATTCTTATGTATTAACCGCGGAAGAAGAAAATAAGCGGATTGAACAAATGAATCAACATTACGAACAAGAAAAGTTAAAAACACAAGAAAAAGAAAATAAAATTAAAGAAATTATTCAAACAGCAACGAATGAAAAACGTGAATTTACTACATCAGAAAGGATTTCTTTACAAGCTTTACAAGATGAAATGGATAGAACAGCTATCCAACATATGTCTGAAAATCAAATGGAACAAAAAGTTATCTATGAAAATATGAGGGTGCAAGCAAGTGAAATTACAGCTAGGCAAGCCGCTGAAGTTGTTGAAAATAGTGCAAAAGCAAGAGATAAGGTTATTGAAGATGCAAAGAAAACTCGTGATGACAAAATTGCGTATGCTATACGTCTGCGAGATGAGTCAGGAGCACTTAACAAAGAAGAAGCGGATGCAGCTATTGCAGAAGCGAATCGCCAATATAACAGCACAGTTTCCACAGCAAAAGATAAGCACACTGAAATTGTAAGTGAAGCTAAAGCCCAAGCTGGGGAACATGCAAATCAAGTAGATTGGGAAACTGGTCAGGTAAAGTCAAAATATCAGACTATGAAAGATGATGTTGTTCGAAAAATGAAAGAAATGGGATCAGATGTTTCCAACAAATATGAGGATATGAAAAAATCAGCTAGCGATAAAGTAGAAGAAATAAAAAATACTGTTTCAAGAAAATTTGAGGAGCAGAAAAAAGCCGTTAAAGATAAAATGAACGAGATAAAAAGCGATATTGAAGAAAAGTGGAACACAGTTGAAAAATTCTTCAGTACCATAAATTTACGTTCGATTGGAAAATCAATTATAGAAGGGCTTGGAAAAGGAATAGATGATGCATCAGGAGGTTTATTTAGTAAAGCTGCTGGAATTGCAAACGATATTAAAAAGACTATTTCTGGAGCGCTTGAAGTAAACAGTCCATCAAAATTAATGATACCTATCGGTAGTGCGGTTCCAGAAGGTGTTGGAGTTGGTATGGATAAAGGGAAACGTTTTGTTGTGGATGCAGCAAAAAATGTAGTTGGAACTGTTAAGAAACAAATGGGGAATATGCCGTCTGTATTTGACTTTGGATTCCAAACATCTCATTATAGTGTTCCAAATGATGCGGTGAGTGGTTTAACAAATTATATGCAACCTAATATTCCTAACAACTCGGCTACTAGTAAAAAGGTATTCCCGAATAGACGACCTGAAGAAAAAGAACTTAATCTTACATTGAATATGACAAACGTTTTAGATGGGAAAGAGTTAGCGGGTGGAACTTATAGGTATACGACAGAACTTCAAGATCGTGATCGACAACGAAAAGAGCAATTTTAAGGACGGTGATATTTTTGGGTAAATTAAGCTTTACATTTAATAATATTCGCAAAGATTATATTCAAATGCTTGTAGGGAGGAAACGTCCTTCATGGGCTCCAATTAAAAGAAATCTTGTTAGAGTTCCTCATCGTCCAGGGGCTTTTTTTATTCATACAGAAACCGAGGAGCGTCGTATTGACGTTCCTCTTGTTATTAAGGCTAAAAAAGATATAGCCGACTTACAAAAAATAAAGGAAGATTTGGCGAATTGGTTATACACAGAGCAACCAGCTGAACTTATTTTTGATGATGAGTTAGATCGAACATATCTTGCTTTTATTGATGGTTCACTAGATTTGGATGAACTAGTTAATAGGGGGAAAGGTGTTATTACTTTCGTTTGCCCTATGCCTTATAAATTAGGAAAAGTACAGACTCAAACATTCACGCAAAATTGGTCCACAGAAATCACGTCTAATTTCACGAATAAAGGTAGTGTAGAAACACCAGCATTAATTGAAATGATTGCAAAAAAACCAAGCACTTTTTTAGATGTATGGTTTGGAAAATACCCTACAGAACGAAACTATTTCCGCATTGGTTATCCTCTCACTGTAGAAGAAACAACAGTACAAGAACGAGAAAGAGTAATGTGGGATGAAATGGCTACATCTGTAGGATGGACTCCTGTTACTGGCACTTTTGATGATATGAAAGGAACTGGTAGTTTTAAATCAAGGGATGGTTACGCATTGTATTGTCAAGATTACGGACAAGAGAAAGGATTCCACGGTGCAATTGCTAAGAAAAATATTCCAGGTGGACCGTTACAAGACTTTGAAATGGAGGCTTGGGTGCGTTTGAAGTCCAAAAGTATTGGGGAAATGGGCCGTGTAGAGGTACTTCTTTTAGATGATACAAGTAATATCGTCACACGAATTAACATGAATGATTTATATTGGGATGCTGAAATGTCGAAAGCATACATGCGTATTGGAAATGCAGGAACGCCTAACAGTATACGGAAATTAGTAGATACAAGTGGGGCACATCCTAATACATTTAATCAATTTTACGGTAGGTTACGTATTGCAAGGCGTGGAAAAGAGTGGTCTGTTTATGTAGCCCGTTTTAGAGATGGTACAGAAATAGATGACGCTTCGCTTGTTGAACGTTGGATTGATGAAACCGGAAATCCAATGACAGAACGAAAAATTGCACAAGTAATGATTTCAATCATGAGTTGGGATGTAAATAAACCCGTTGATGTCATGCAAATTGATGATTTAAAGATTTGGAAAGTAAACAAAGTACCTTCAAATACAAAGCCTTATATTTTCGATACCGGAGACAAAATTGTTATTGATACAGAACGAAGTCTCGTCACGATCAATGGAAAGAATGCAATCAATATAAAAGATATATTCAGTAATTTTCCTAAAGTAATAAGTGGCGATAATCGTATAGATATCATGCCACCAGATGTAAACGCAACAGTTAGTTATAGGGAGAGATACAGATGAGAACACCAAGCGGAATATTGCATGTTGTGGATTTCAAAACGGATCAAATTGTCTCGGCTATTCAACCACAGGACTATTGGGACGACAAGCGTCATTGGGAAATCAAAAACAATATTGACATGCTAGATTTCACAACTTTTGACGGAACAAAACACGCAATTACATTGCAGCAACAAAACTTAGTTTTAAAAGAAGTCCGTGATGGACGTGTCGTTCCATATGTTATTACAGAGGCCGAGAAGGATTCTGATAAACGATCCATTACCACATATGCTTCAGGCGCTTGGGTTCAAATTGCTAAGTCCGGAATTATAAATCCACAACGGATAGAGAGCAAAACGGTTAATGAATTCATTGATATGGCACTCTTGGGAATGAAGTGGAAACGTGGAAATACTGAATACGCTGGATTCCATACCATGACCATTGATGAATTTATAGATCCGCTTACGTTTTTAAAGAAAATCGCTTCGTTATTCGATTTAGAAATTCAATATCGTGTAGAAGTGGTCGGTTCTCAAATCACTGGTTGGTATGTAGATATGGTAAAAAAGCGCGGTCAAGAAACCGGGAAAGAAATAGAGCTTGGGAAAGATTTAGTTGGAGTAAAACGTATCGAACATTCTCGTGAAATTTGCACAGCTCTTGTTGGTTTTGTACGTGGTGAAGAGGAGAAAGTCATTACTGTTGAGAGTATAAATAACGGCCTTCCTTATATCACAGATAGCGATGCATTCCAACGTTGGAATGAACACGGAAAACATAAATTTGGTTTCTATACGCCAGAAACAGAAGAACAAAATATGACACCGCAACGATTAATGACTTTGATGAAAACCGAGTTTAAAAAGCGTGTAAACACATCCGTTTCTTATGAAGTTGAAGCACAGTCAATTGGTCGTGTATTCGGATTAGCTCATGAGTTAATTAATGAAGGCGACACAATCAAGATTAAAGATACAGGTTTTACACCTGAATTGTATTTAGAAGCTCGCGTTATTGCTGGCGATGAATCATTTACTAATCCTACACAAGATAAATATGTCTTTGGAGATTACCGTGAGATTGTTGATCCAAATGAGGAATTAAGAAAGATTTACAATCGAATCCTTAGTTCCTTAGGTAATAAACAAGAAATGTTAGATCAGCTAGATAAATTAGTGAAAGAAGCTAATGAAACAGCTAGTAATGCTAAGAAGGAATCAGAAGCGGCAAAAATATTGGCTGAAAAGGTGCAAGAGAACGTTAAAAATAATACTGTTGAAATTATAGAATCTAAGAATCCACCTACAACTAACTTAAAAGATAGAAAAACACTATGGCTAGATATTTCTAACGGTAAACCTGGTATTTTGAAGCTCTGGAAAGATGGTATTTGGGACCCGGTAGTTCCTGATGTTGAAAAGGTGAAGAAAGAAACATTAGAGCAGGTCAACAAAGATATTGAGTCCACAAAAAACGAGCTAAATAAAAAGGTCCAGGAAGCGCAAAATCAAGCAACAGGACAAGTAAATGAAGTGAAGGAAAGTTTACAAGGTGTTAGTCGTACGATTTCAGATGTACAAAATAAACAAGGTGAAATTGATAAGAAGGTAACTAAGTTCGAACAGGATTCTATTGGATTTAAAACTTCTATTGAATCATTAACGAAAAAAGATGGAGAAATTAGTAATAAATTAAATACGGTTGAAACAACTGTGGAAGGTACAAAAAAGACTATTTCTGATGTGCAGCAAACAACAAATGATCTTAAGAAAGTAACAACTGAAATTAAAGAGGAAGCTGGGAAAACCAATGAGAAGTTAACAAGTGTAGAAACAAAAATTGCTAATGCCAAAATAGGTGGGCGTAACGTTGTAGTAGGCACAACTATTCCGGCTGTTATGGCTGGTACTAATATTAATAACCAAACAGCAACTATTTACAGATTTGCAGCAGGTGATTCCCGCGACATTATGGACGGCAAGGAGTTTATGGTTTCCTTTGACTGGGAAGTTATCGGTGATGCACCTGCGGGTAAGATGTACATGCAGGGAAGTAATCCCTATCCTGGGTTTACAGGTGCTGTTACCTTTAGTTCTACGAATAAAAAGGGGAGATATTCCCGCGTCGCTTCAATCCCTACAGGTACAGCAGCGTTTCTTGCTGTAAACATGCGTTGTGATGGTTTGGTAGGTACTCTGAAAATTAGTAATTTCCAAATAGAAATAGGTAATAAAGCAACTGAATGGACACCAGCACCAGAAGACCAAGTAACAACTGATGAATTCACCAAGAAAACAAATGAAATTACAAAAAGTGTGGATGGCATCAAAGAAACAATAACGAAAGTAGAAAATAATCAAAATGGATTTGATAAACGTGTTGCTACTGTAGAAAAAGATGCAACCACCATTAAACAAAATGTCTCATTGGTACAAAATACACAGACAGCACAAGGAAGACAATTACAAGAGGCAAAAGCTGGATGGGAAAATACTGCAAAGGCACTTGAAGGTAAAGTTGAGATTAAGCAAGTTGAAGACTATGTTGCTGGATTTAAGATTCCTGATTTGAAGAATACAGTTAATAAAAACAAAGAAGACGTACTTGCAGAATTAGCTAACAAACTAGCAACCGAGCAATACAATAAGAAAATGACGGAAATTAATAATCGCTTTATTATCAATGAGCAAGGTATAAATGCATCAGCCAAAACAACAGAAGTATATACTATAGAACAAGCGAACGGGCAATTTGCTACCTCAGGATATGTAAGAGATATGGAAAGTCGCCTTCAGCTAACTGAAAAGGGCGTTAGCATATCAGTAAAAGAAAATGATGTCATTGCAGCATTCAATATGAGTAAAGAAAATATTAAGCTAAATGCGGCAAGAATAGATTTAGTTGGAAAAGTAAAGGCAGAGTGGTTAATGGCTGGCTTGTTAAGCGGTTGCCAAATTAGAACATCAAATACCAATAACTATGTAAGCCTAGACGACCAATTTTTACGTCTATATGAAAGTGGTGTTCCTAGAGCATTCCTTGGATATTACCGAAGACGAGACGGTGCAGTACAACCCACTTTCATCTTAGGATCAGATGAAAGAATTAGCGCTCCTGAAGGTACTTTATTTATATCTCAAATGGGGACCGGATGGTCTCAGGCTAGTGCGAACATTGGTATTACTGATGACATAGTTGATAGTGAGATAAGAAAATCTGTGTTTTGGGAGCTTAACAGAAACGGAATTAGTGTTCTACACGCAAACGACTATCATGCTCTTTATGCTGGAAATGGAAACTTTTATTTCAGAAGAGGCAAAAGCGGGCTATATCAATCTACATTAGCAATCGAAGATAATAGCTCAGATGCAGATTTAAGATTACCTAATATCACATTACGTAATAGCCGTGTAACAGGATATACCGGAGTTCTCCAAGTTAAGTCGCCTGTTACTCAAAACGGATGGGGAGCTGTTCAAGGTAACTTTATGAGCCCTTCGCTACGTGAATATAAATCTAATATTCGTAATGTATCTTTTTCTGCTTTAGAAAAAATTAGAAATGTTAGAGTAAGAGAATTTAATTATAAGAACGCGGTAAATGAGCTTTACAAAATGAGAGAAGAGAAAGATGCTAATGATCCACCAGTGACAACACAAGATATAAAAAAATATTACGGAGCAATTGTAGATGAATCTGATGAAGCATTTGTGGATGAAAGTGGGAAAGGGATTCACTTGTATTCATACGCGTCACTTACTATAAAAGCTTTACAAGAACTTGAAGAAGTTCAAAATGAGAAAATACAAGAAAACGAGAGGAAGCATAATGAAGAAATTACATTAATGAACAGAAAAATAGCAACATTAGAAGAGTTAGTTCAAAAATTGATAAACGAGAAACCAGAGCAGCCATAAGCTGTTTTTTTATTTTGAACAAAATACGGCTTTTATAGCAAAAGAGGGACAAATATATGTCTCTCTTTTTATTTTGAAATGAGGTGGTCAAAGTGGAAGGATTACAAGAAGTAAGAAGCGATGTTCAAGAAATTAAGCAAGAGATAAAGGACATTCGTTTAGAGATTAAGAGTTTAGAAATACGAACAACAGGTAACGAGAAAGATATTGATAATATCAACAAGCAGTTGGATAAAATCAGCGCTAATACTACCTGGATTTTACGACTTATAGTTGGTGGAATTGTTGGTGGCATCCTCACTTTCTTAATGAAAGGAGGTGGTATGTAATGTTTGAAATGACTGTAATGATTGGAATTGTCGTTGGTCTTTCGCAGATTGGAAAAACTATTGGATTACAAACAAAATATGTTCCGTTATTAAATTTAACGCTTGGCATTCTGCTAGGCGTTTTATTTTTGAACGGGGATATCAAAACAAATGTATTTCAAGGGATCATCATTGGGTTGTCAGCAAGTGGGTTATTTGACCACACAAAAATTATAAAAAAGGATGCTGATGTGAAATGAAAAAGACATTAAAACATATTTCTTCTGTAGTCTTTGCAGTTATTTTAGTTTTATCCGTAACAACAAGTGCTTTTGCTGATAGAACGCTTATTATTCCTGATTTACCTAAACAACCATTCCGTAATGGCGTAGGCATGTATGAGGGTGTTGTGGCGCATAGCACAGCGACTCCAGAAGCACCAGCTATCAATATTCAAAAATATGAGTCTCGTACATGGAGTTCAGCATTTGTTCATTATGCAGTAGACTGGAATGAAACAATACAAATTGCTGATACAAAATATATTGCTTATGGCGCTGGACCAGGTGCGAATAAACGTTTTGTACACGTAGAGTTATGTGAAACAAGAGATTACGAGAAATTCAAACGCAGCTATGAGAAATATGTGAAGTTACTAGCTAAAATCCTACGTGATCGTGGATTATCTGTAGAAAAAGGATTGTGGACTCACTATGATGTAACGAAGTATCTTGGAGGAACAGATCATGAAGATCCACTGGATTACTTAAAGTCTCATAGTGTTTCAGAAGCTCAATTTAGAGCAGATGTACAACGTGCATACAATAATTCTAGTGTGGAGGTTTCTGTGCCTGAAAAGTCATCTAAACCAGCAGCAATTCCAACAGCAGTAACAGATGGAATTGCGTATATTGAAGGTCACAATATTAATTTACGTAAAGGACCAGGTACAAGCTATTCTAAGATTCGTCAGTTAAATAAACCAGAAGCTTATGTTGTATGGGCTGAAAAGGATGGTTGGTTAAATCTTGGCGGTGAGCAATGGATTAAAAACGATCCATATTATGTTAAGTTTAGTAAAAAAAGCACAGTGGATTCCTCTATAGTAGGTATGCGCGTTGTTTCTAAAGTAGACAACCTACGTTTCTATGATTTTCCATCTTGGCAGGATAAAGATGTTGCTGGTTCTGTAGATGCAGGATTAGGATTTGCAATTGATGCAAAAGTAAGCGTAAATGAATCGTCACAATATAAAGTACACAATAGCAAAGGTAAAACATACTATGTAACAGCAAATGAAGCTTATGTATATGTGAAGTAAGAACGAAAAAAGGACGTATTCACTAGAGAATGCGTCCTTTTTTATGTACGATTTTTAGTCGTTTAATAAGTTTACATACATGTTTTTGTAATAATAGAATTTATTTTCGTTTTTTAGCTTTCGTATTAAATCTGTTAGAAATGTAACTGAAAACCTGGGTTCGAAACCTAAACCAATGGTTGATAATGCTATCCTCTCGGAATAATAACATATATAAGCGAGATCATATTTTTTAACCTTGTTCATGCTGTGTCCTTCCTATTCACATTATTTCTTCAATTATCTTATACCATGATTCGAAATCTAATCTGCATGTATTTTTTCCGTTGTCAGGCGCATCATCTTAATTTGGAGGTGGACCAGAACTTATGTATGTAATAGTAAATGAAGCTTATGTGAAGTAAAACAAGAGCCGTCTCCACTCAAGGAAATGGCTCTTGTTTTTACTTGATCAATTCGGATTTTAATTGTAGAGTGGATTTGATATTGTTCTATGTTGGAACAATCAATCTTTTTTCTGATTCCTAGATATAAAATACAAAATAAGTACAAAAACAAACAATGAAATACTAACAATACCTGTTACTGATTCATTATTTAATGAGTAGTTTACAAGTGTAATAATCAGTAAACAAAATGCCCCTATTAATGGTAACTTCTCTTTAATAAATTTAAGCATAAAAACTCCTTTTTATGTGTTCTTTCTGTAAATCCCAAGATTTGATTCAGTTTTTTACGGTGTATACAATAAATATTCTTAATATACATATATCATAAGTGTGTTAGTACGTATAACCATAAAATCACATTTGACTAAGGAAGTTTTTATTGTATTTTTGATAGTTTAAGCATGCTATTCTTTTTCGTAAGTTATGTTGTTTATAGAAAAATGAGTATTTTTCATTTTGCTCAATATTTTAATAGGTTTTAGGATTTGCCCCAAAACCACATTGCAAAGGAGTTATATAATGTTTAAAAAGAAGTTTTTCCCTGTATTGGTGGGGACTATTTTGTTTACTTCATTAGTCCCAACTAGTTCTTTAGCACTCGAATCCAGAATTACAAAAGTAGAACAAAAAAATGAAAATGAAATGTTCGATCATTCCAAAATGATTTTACAAGCAATTGAAGATATCCCTAATGATGTAGTGAACCAAGGACCACAACAAACTGCGGAATGGTTACAAACTAAAACAGGATATTATGTTACAGTAGATTCCAAAGAAAATCTGAATTTCAGAAAAGATGCTAAAACGAATACTTTGAAAAGAGCTAGTGTTTCAGGTTGCCTTGGAGCTGTTGGAGTTGCGATCGTTAGTAATGGACTCCCATTTTCAAAGATTCTAAAAGTTAAATCTGCACTCAAAGCTCTTGGTGGAACTACCCAGGCGGTATCTAAAATTAAAAAGTACTATGATTCGTATCGTTATAATGGATTTTCTAGAAGTGACTCAATCAGAAAAGCTTTGAATAGTGCTGGAGATGGCTTAGCTGCAAATACTAAATCTGCATTGCTAGATTTTTTTAATCTAAGCACCGTTATTGCAAATTGCTTTTGATCTTAATTAAAAATACAAAGTACACCATAGTATAGGGAATACATACTATATAACTGCAAATGAAGCCTATGTGTATGTGAAGTGATTTTTTAACAAAAGAATAGTTTTATTAACAAAAATAAGAGCCGTCATTATGACGGCCTTTTTTATTACTCAATTACTGTTGCACTAATTTTAGGCATTCCTGTTTTATTTTTTCCATCGTAAACGCCATAAATCGTTACTGTTGCACCTTTAGATATTTTTAATCCGCTTTTGAGTGTTATTTCATTTTCACTTGATTGTATTCCGCTTTGTGCAATCTGAATAGTGTACATGCCATTTCCATCATTTTCATTTGTGCCTATGATAAAAGAAGGTATCGTCGCAGATTTTAGCAATAAATCTACATTTCCAGTAGCTTTTAGACGTGTTCCTTGCGCGTATTGATCACCATTAGCCTTAACAAAACTTACTTCAGTTGCTTCTTGCTTTATCTTCTTATTTAATTCATCCTGAGATGTTAAATCTTTTTTAGTTTCTTGTTGAGATTTGACGTTTGTTTTTTCACTTGATTCATTTTCTTTGGAAGAATCGCAAGCTGTCAGACCTACCAATATGGCACTTCCAATGCAAATGCTTATAATTTTTTTATACAATTTTATTCTCCTCCTCTATATCTTCTATCCAAATTTCCTCCATGTGCAAATTTAATTCCTTTGCAATTTTATAAGCTGTAAGAAAAGTAGGTAGCGTCGTGTTATTAACAAGCGAACTCATTGTAGTTTGGCTAATTCCAATAAGTTTTGAAAATTCCTTTTGACGTATTTCTCTTTCAGCAAAAATAACACGAAGTTTACATTTTAATCGCACAATATCACCTCTTTAATTATATACAATTCGCATATGGAAATGTGTCCTCCTTTAATTTAATTAACGAACATTTAGAAAAGTTTAAATGGACAGGCAATATAACTCCTTCTAAGTCATATACCTATATCAAGACCATGAGGAATACCAAGTGGAATTAAGGACATCAAGAGGGGAGAGGGATATATGCGTTGGCAGTATAATCACCTAAATACAACACCATATCTACATCCTTCAAAAGAATTAAATGGTATGTACAATGAAGCAAGATCAAGAGCAGAAACAGAATCTATTTTAAATCACATGAAAAACCATGAAGTTTATGATCGAAAAGAATATAAAGGGTATTTCAGTTTGTCACAGGTATTAGAAGAAGATCTATATGGAGAGGAAGAAGATGTTTTAAACTGGGAAATTCTAATGGATTGTTATGATGTTGTCCTTACGAGAAAAGGTATTGCATTTCGTGAAAAGGCAGAGGAGGAATAGTCATGACTCTTGCAGGGGAAGCGGTAATTATTTGGACGGCAACAGGCTTGTCAGTAATAGCGATGAAGGCAGCAGAAAAAATGGGGAAGAGTGTTCCATATTGGCTTCCACGTATTACCTTGTACACAACGCTCACAGGCTCGTTTTTATATCTTCTACGTTATGTTCTAGTTATGTTTCTATGAAGGAATACAATGTGGAAGGTTGGGACAACAGGAAAGGTATAAGAAAATGCTTGTCCCGTTATATTCCAAAAGAGTGCAATGTTATCCTTATAGGATATCTAAGGGGGAAATGTTTATGCTGGAGTTACTAATGGTCCCTACAGCAGCATTAACGTATGCATTAGTAAGTGATAAGTTCAAACGGAAAGATGATGATAAAAAGAAGATTCGAGTCTTTTTTGAGGTGAGCGGAATCGCTATTAAAAGAGAAGATAAGTTACATTACCCCAAATTTCAAAAACGAGTCGATGATGATCGCAGCACAACATATATTTACACATTGCCTGTAGGTATGCCTAGTAAAATTATTCAGAAGGTTGAGGATGTTGTGAGTGAAGGGTTAAATAAACCTGTTCGGATTCATTATGATAACTATAAATTAAGCATTCGAGTATTTCATAAAGACATACCTAATAAGTGGGAATGGTCAAAAACATTAGTTGAACAAGGGAAATGGCTTGTACCTATAGGGCAAAGTTTAGAAGAATTAATTTATCATGACTTTGAAAAAACACCGCACATGACTTTAGGTGGTTTAACACGTATGGGGAAAACCGTATTTTTAAAGAATGTAATGACTTCTCTTATTACAGCACAATCAGAACATACTTATTTATACATTGTCGATTTAAAAGGTGGTTTAGAATTCGGACCATATCAAAATTTAAAGCAAGTTGAATCTATAGCAGAAAAACCGATTCAAGCATTTCAAGTTTTAAATACCATTCTTGAGAAAATGGAAGAGAAAATGATCTATATGAAGGAAAGGCATTATACAAACGTTGTAGAAACAAATATAAAAGAAAGACATTTTATTATAGTTGATGAAGGGGCTGAACTTTGTCCTGATAAAAGTATGGGTAAAGAGCAGCAGAAGTTATTAGTTGCTTGTCAAAGAATGCTTTCTTATATAGCAAGAATTGGTGGAGCACTTGGTTTTAGGTTGATTTTTTGTACACAGTATCCAACTGGAGATACATTACCGCGACAAGTTAAGCAAAATTCAGATGCAAAGCTTGGTTTCAGATTGCCAACACAAACAGCTTCCCAAGTGGTTATAGATGAATGCGGACTAGAATCAATTAAAAGCATACCCGGACGCGCGTTATTTAAAACAGATAGGTTAACAGAGATACAAGTACCTTATATTTCAAATGAAACGATGTGGAATGTACTAAAACAATATGAGGTGGAGAAACATGAATATACAAACACACATCAAATTGAATCGTCAGATGATGATTCTGACCTCGATTAGAAAGCTGAAATTTGCTACACGTAGACATTTAATGGCCATACATGATTTAGGTGGGATAAGAAATGCAAACCGTATATTAAAGGATTTAAGCTCTTTTGTTAATAGTACATTGTATAAAAAAGAGTATGTATATTACTTAAATAAAAAAGGTCGTGCGCTATTCGATGATACAGAAAAAATAGTACCAACAATTCGATTAGCACACAGCCTTATGAGAAATGAAGCGTGGCTCTATCTGTTTTGTCCCGACGACTGGCAGATAGAAGCACCCATACGTTATAAAGTAAATGATACAAAGAAGACAATTATTCCAGATGTGAAGTTCCGGGATGAAGAAGGAATATTAAATGCTGTTGAAATAGACCGTACGCAGATGATGAATATAAATAGCGAGAAGATGAATAGATACGGAGAATTTACTACGTATTATAAAAACAAATACAACGGGAAAGTACCGATTATTCATTTTTTTACAGTGACAGAATATAGACAGAAGACATTAGAGCAATTTGCAATGAAAAATGGTGTATATGTAAAAGTATATGTTGTACCAGAATTTCAATGAGAAGATATTGGATAATAAATAAAAAAAGAGATGGGTTATCGTCACCGATCTCTTTTTTTATTTTACTGTCTCAATTTCAAATAATTCATCAATGGATATTTTTAAAGCACGACTTATCGCAACTAAATGAATATCCCTGTGCTGTTCATTTTTATCGAACCGTGATATTGAAGATTGAGGTATATTTGCTAATTCTGCAAGTTGAGATTGAGTTAATTTACGTTCTTTCAGTATTTCTCCTAAACGTGGTTTAACTATGTATGTTACATTCTCCAAAATAATCACTCCTCTATATCCATTATGCAATAAGTGATATTCAATAATCAATATTTTTCTTAAACCCGTATTGACTATCCAATAGTGGATAATGTATATTGGTAGTAACAAATATTGAAAGGGGTTAGATGTGATTGGAGAAGTTCAATGATTATTTTGGTTTAGAAAGTAAATCAGATTGTGTATGGTTTTATGGATTCTTCATCGTATCAACAACTTTGTTTTTAATAGACATGATTATCGCTCATATATAAGACCACGAAAGGAGAAAAGGCACATGCTTAGTTCCGCGAATTACTCGCAATATAAAGAATTGCAGTCATTTAAATCTGTAGAAGATATGAATCAAACAATCCGGCATTTTTTGTACAAGCATACACATGAATTATCAGAATCAGCAGTAAATGTATTAAAGCATCTAGCTAGACATTCATGTAAGATACCGGGAGTTTCATTCTTAAAGGTAGCAACCGTAGCTAATGCATTAGAGATTAGTGATCGCACAGTACGCCGGGTGTTAAAAGTGTTGGAAGGTTATGCAATTATAGTAAGGCTAAAGACAATCAGAACAGATGGAAAGCTTCGAGGAGGAAACGGACATAACGTCTATGTACTTCAAAAAAATGATAGTGTCACACCGGATGTCCTAGCGATATTGTCACAGCGACAAGAAGCTGTAACACCTACAGAATCAAAGGTTTCAGAGCCAAAAATGGAGGAGGAAGCTGAGTCCTTTGAATCACACACCCTAGAAGAATTTAAAAACGAATTAAACGTACAAGAACAATCGGCAAGGGATTATGATGAAATTGAATTAGAAGGTCTAGATGAAACTTTCACACCCGAAAATGTATCCACTCAGTTTAGAGATGCTGTAGCGCCATTCTTTAAATCAGCAGATAAAATATATAAACTATACCACCGGGTATTAATCGCTTATAAACGTTCGAAGATAGACAAGCCTATTGAACATGTAATAGATCAAGCGATTCAAGCGTTTAAAGAAACTGTTTTTGCAAAAAAATCCAATAAGATTAAGAGCACATTTGAAGGGTATTTTTACAAGGTAATTGAAAGTAAATTTGCAGTTGAGAGAAGAAGAGAATGTCGCGGATTGTTATTCGATTGGCTAGATGAATAATTTGTAATTGCCCACAGGGAAAAAAATATATATAATTTAATCATTATACAATTTGTAAATAAGTGGGTGGGATTGTGAAATACGCTGTGTATGTACGGGTTTCAACGGATAGAGATGAGCAAATTTCATCTGTTCAAAACCAGATTGATATCTGTCGCTACTGGCTAGAGAAAAACGGATATGAGTGGGACTCAAATGCAGTATATTTTGATGATGGTATTTCTGGTACAGCTTGGTTAGAACGACATGCAATGCAATTGATTTTGGAGAAAGCAAGACGTAATGAATTAGATACGGTTGTATTTAAATCTATACATCGCTTAGCAAGGGATTTAAGGGACGCTTTGGAAATTAAAGAAATCCTAATAGGTCATGGAATACGTTTAGTTACAATAGAGGAAAATTACGACAGCTTGTATGAAGGTGGCAATGATATTAAATTCGAAATGTTTGCTATGTTTGCTGCACAATTGCCTAAAACGTTATCTGTATCAATTTCTGCTGCAATGCAAGCGAAAGCAAGAAGAGGAGAGGCCATTGGAAAACCGGGGTTAGGTTATGATGTAATTGATAAAAGACTTGTTATTAATGAAAAAGAGGCTGAAGTCGTAAGGGGAATTTTTGACCTGTCGAAAAAAGGCTTCGGTTATAAGAAGATAGCCAGTATTTTAAATGATAAAGGTATATATACAAAATTCGGAAAATTATGGTCAGATACTACTATAGCTAAGGTTTTAAAGAACCAAAAGTACAAAGGCGACCTAGTTTCAAATCGCTATAAAACAGTAAAAATGGATGGAAGAAAGAAACGGATACACACTCCAAAAGACAGATTGACTATTATAGAAGATCATTATCCAGCGATTGTATCAAAAGAATTATGGAACGCGGTTAATAACAATAGGATCAGTCAGAAGAAGACAAAACAAGATATGAGAAATGAATTTAGAGGAATGATATTTTGTAATCATTGTGGCGGGTCAATTACAGTAAAGTATTCAGGGAGATATTCTAAAAAAAATAAAAAAGAATGGGTGTATCTGAAATGTAGTAATTTTCTACGATACAATCAATGTGTTAATTTTAACCCAATTTATTATGATGAGATACGGGAGGTAATCATTTATAGATTGAAACAGAAAGAAAAAGAATTAGAGATACATTTCAATCCAAAAATACATGAAAAAAGAGAAGCTAAATCCATGGAGATCAAGAAACATATTAAGTTATTAAAAGCAAAAAAAGAGAAGCTAATCGATTTATATGTAGATGGATTAATTGATAAAGACGTATTTTCGAAGCGTGATCTTAATTTTGAAAATGAAATTAAGGAGCAAGAATTAGAACTTCTTAAATTAATGGATCAAAATAAGAGAATGAAAGAGGACCAGCAAATCAAAAAAGCTTTTTCGATGCTTGATGAAGAGAAAGACATGCATGAGATTTTTAAAATTCTAATTAAGAAAATCACACTAAGTAAGGATAAGTATATCGAAATAGAATATACATTTTCTTTATAG